GATGGTGTTCATTCTGCTGGTAGTTTGCATTACTATGGATATGCATTAGACTTTAGAACAAGATACTTTGAGGAACAGGATCGATATAAAGTATTTAAAGAGCTAAGTGATGATCTCCGTATAAAAAATAGAGATTATTGTGTAATTTGGCATCCTACTCATATCCACGTTGAATATCGTGGCATATTGGAAGAATAGTATGGAATTAATGACATTACTTTTAACGAACTGGGATACAGTTGGTTTAATTATTACGAACATTATTGCGTTATTGGTGAAATCACCATTGGAGAAGAAAAATGGCTAAACGATCTAAGCTCTCATATAAGGGTTCAAAAAAATTATTTCGTGCAACAGCTGATCGCACTCATATGTTTAATGTCAATACACGTCCAATGCGTGGTGGCACTAGACTTTAATGTGTACCAGCCCGATACAGGGCTGGCGAGCTAAGTTTGTTAACCCAGAAACAGGAAAACGCCCTATTGTTTTTAACCGAAAACATGGGTTTTCAGATCTACCAGTCAAAGTCCCTTGTGGACGTTGCTGGAAATGTAGGCTCGCATACAGCCGCGAATGGGCAATTAGATGTGTCCATGAAGCACAAATGCATGAGCACAATGCATTTATTACCTTAACGTTTAATGAGGAACATTTACCCGATGACCACTCAATTCGAAAAGAACACGTACAGAAGTTTTTCAAGCGACTTAGAAAACGCATCGGAGTTGATATCCGCTACTTTGCTTGTGGAGAATATGGGAAACAAAATAATCGACCTCACTACCATGCCATTATATTTGGTTACGATTTTCCCGATAAACAGTTACATTCCAAAACAAGAAATGGAGACCTTCTTTTCAGATCCCCTACGCTGGAGAAAGCCTGGAAGTTTGGATATTCATTAATTGGAGATGTTACATTCGAAAGCGCTGCGTATGTTGCGCGCTACGTCATGAAGAAAAGAAAAGGCGATCAGGAAGAAATTGACGAATATTATAAACTTGTTGATGAGGAAACTGGTGAGATTCACCAGCTTGAACCAGAGTTTTGTCTTATGTCTAGGCGTCCCGGAATTGGTAAAAATTGGCTGGAGAAATTTAAATCCGATACAGATAAGGATTTCGTGACAATTCGAGGTGATAAGATGGCATTACCTAAATATTACGACAATTTATTGGAGCAAATGGGCGAAGATATGCAAGATCGCAAGCTTAGAAGAATGCAAGCAGTTAACAAGGATGATCAAACCCTCGCTCGAGGGCGCATTAAGGATAAAGTGATTCGAGCAAAAACTTCAACTTTAATCAGAAATTTAGAGGATTTCTAACTATGAAACTAAACGTGTACTCAATATTTGATTCCGCTGCCAAAGCGTACACTTCACCGTTCTTTATGCATAACGATGGACTTGCTATTCGTGCATTTCAGGATAATGTTAATGCTGAACAAGAAAATAATATTTCAAAACACCCAGACCAGTTCACACTATTTAGGATCGGAGAGTTCGATGATGCTACTGGTGAGATTAAAACAGATGTAGTTAAATCATTAGGTACTGGTATTGAATATAAAAATTCACCTGATATTAGCGAAGATATTGCTCAGCTAATTATCAAAAAACTCGATTCACTTTTGGAGAAATAATTAAATGAAATCGGTAATGTCTCACCAATTTAGTCAGGCTCCTACAGCTGACATTCCCCGTTCAAGTTTTAACCGTTCTCACGGATATAAGACTACGTTTGACGCTGGCTATTTGATTCCCGTCTATGTTGACGAGGCATTGCCGGGCGATACAATTACAATGAATCCAACAATGTTCGCGCGTCTTAATACACCTATTTATCCTATTATGGATAATATGTTTCTAGACGTTCACTTCTTTAGTGTTCCAGTACGTCAGATTTGGGACAATTTTAGGAAGTTTACAGGTGAACAAGTCAACCCTAGTGATTCAACTGATTATACTGTTCCTGTTTGCAATGCTCCTGCAACTACTGGTTATAGCAATCAGTCCTTGCAAGACTATATGGGATTGCCTACACAGGTTCCTGATTACGAGCATTCTGCTCTTTTCCATCGTTGTTACTCTCACATATATAACGAGTGGTTTCGTGACCAAAACCTGATTGATTCTGCTGTTGTTGATACTGATGATGGTCCTGATAATCCAGCTGATTATGTATTACGTAAACGTGGTAAACGTCATGATTATTTCACCAGCGCTTTACCTTGGTTACAGAAAGGTGATGCTGTTGATCTTCCATTAGGTAATGATGCTCAAATTTATATTGATAATACAAAAGCTGTATCACCATTTGTAAAAGTTAAAGATAATACTGGATCTGATACTACTTTAATGGGTCAAGGTGGTGTTTTACCTGTATTTGGTTCACCTTCATCTACTGTTGGTGATTATTTATATGCTGACTTATCAAGTGCTACAGCTACAACAATTAACCAGTTACGCCAGGCATTTCAGATTCAAAAATTATTGGAAAGAGATGCTCGATCTGGTACTCGTTACGCTGAGATTGTAAAAGCGCATTTTGGCGTATCGTTTATGGACGTTACTTATCGTCCAGAATTTTTAGGTGGTACATCAACTCCTATTAATGTTACATCTGTACCTCAGACTTCAGAAACAGGTACTACACCACAAGGTACATTGGCTGCATTTGGTACAGCTACACTACAAGGTGGTGGTTTTACAAAGTCATTTACAGAACATTGTATTGTTATGGGTATTGCATCTGTTCGTGCTGATCTTACTTATCAACAAGGTCTAAACCGTATGTTTAGCCGTTCTACTCGATATGATTTTTATTGGCCTGCTCTGGCACATATTGGTGAACAGGCAGTACTTAATAAAGAGATTTATTTAGATGGTACTTCTAATGATGAAGATGTATTTGGTTATCAAGAGCGCTGGGCAGAATACCGTTATAAACCTTCATTGATTACTGGTAAGTTACGTTCAAATGATGCCTTAACTTTGGATGCTTGGCATTTGTCACAAGAATTTGGTTTATTGCCTGCCCTTAATCAGACATTTATTGAAGAGAATCCACCTATGGATCGTGTTGTAGCAGTAACAACCGAACCAGATTTCTTAATGGATTGTTATTTTAATTTGCAGTGTGCGCGTCCTATGCCGCTTTATTCTGTACCTGGTCTTATTGACCATTTCTAAGAGGTAAATAATGGGTCTATTTAGTTCAATAGGCACTGCTCTAGGAACAGCATTTGGTGGTCCCATAGGTGGGACCATCGGTACTGCTATAGGTAGTAAATTAGATACTAGTTCAGCTCAAAAGGCTGAACGAGCTGCTACTGATCGAGCAAATGCTTTATCTATATCTCAAGCTAATACTGGGTATCAACGTGCAATGGCTGATATGAAAAAGGCAGGTTTAAATCCAATACTTGCTGCAAAGTATGGTCCTGCTCCAGTAGCTTCTATTCAACGTGAGAATATTCTTACACCACAAATGATGACAGCCGAAGCATCTATGCTTCAGGCTCAAACTGCTCAACAACAGTCACAATCTAAAATTGATCTTAATAATGCTCAAACTAATAAGTTACGAGCTGAAATTCCAAAAATTGCTGCTGAAATTACTCGTATTTATGCAGATGCTGGTCTTAAGAATGCAATGACAGCTATTCCTCAGTTAGTTAGTGATCTGGTTGATTCAATTCGATCTCTTGGTGGTGTTGCTAATGCTGAACAACTACAAAAGAGAATTGAAGATACTGTTAAAGTAGAAGTTAAGAAAAGAAAGGTTCCAGTTGATACAACTGGTGATGAATGGGTTTTACCAGATTGGATGCCCTTTAATTTTAAATACTCTAAAGAGAGAGACAAATAATGGATATCGAAATTAAAAAGGCGTTTCGCCGGTATGAAGGTTCAAAGATTGACACTGGTGAAGGTATTACTGAACAGTGTCATAAAAAAGAATGTGATATGAATCACATTTTAAAAGACTATAAACGTACTGGCTTTATTCGCCATGCTAAAGAAAATCAGGGACGATATGATGATATCAGCGTACAAGATTTCCAAGATGCAATGTTTAAAGTCGCGGAAGCTACTAATATGTTTAATGATTTGCCAGCAAATCTCCGTAAGGATTTCAATAATAATCCTGCTGAATTTCTAGGGTTTGTACAAAACCCAGATAATCAGGAGAAACTTCAAAAAATGGGCATCATTCGAGGAAACGATGGTATTGATATGAATGGTATGCCTACAAAAGCTCCGCTTTACAAAGAGCCTGATATTAAATATCCAGAGGCTCAAAATGTAGCCACAGATGGTGGGGCTACTAATACAACTTCTGAGAGCGCATAAAACAAGCGCAGCGGCTTTTTTGTGCGGTTCAGAAGTATCGGCGAAGCCGAAAATAAAGCGCCCTTAGGGGCGCTTACAGTGTGCGAGGA